ACCTCACCCAGGACGACGCGACGATCACCGCCGCCAACGTCACCCTCAAGCACTTCAAGGTGTCGAGCCGCTTCTCGCCCCTCGACGTCAAGATGTATGGCGCCCAGTTCCTCTCGAACGCCTTCGTCCCGACCGCCGCCAACGCCCTCGCTGAAAAGTGCCTGGCTGAAATCGGCGCGCTCATCACGAACGCCAACTACGCTTCGTCCGTCGACACCGGCGCCGCGCTGACCTACGCTGAAGTCGTGACCGCCAAGGGTGTCCTCGACGCCGCCAAGGCCGCCGAGCCCCGCGCGTTCATCCTGAACAGCACCTACGCCAACGGCCTCCTGGGCGACGCTACCATCATCGGTAACTCCGTCCTCGGTGCTGGCATCCTGACCTCCGGCCAGATCGGCACCCTCGCTGGCGCCGCTGTCTACCAGTGGAACAGCCTCCCGGCGAACGCCGAAAACCTCGCTGGCTTCGCCTGCGGCGCTGACGCTATCGCCGTCGCCTCGGCTCTCCCGATGTCCGAAATCCCGGGCTTCGAAGTGGCCAACGCTGTCGACGCCGACACCGGCCTCGGCGTCCAGGTCCTCATGGGCCAGGAACAGAGCGGCTACTACAACGTCACCGCCACGCTGCTCTTCGGTGCCGCTGTCGGTCGCGCGACCTCCCTCCACCGCCTCAAGACCGCCGCCTAATAGCGGTCCAAGGCTCGAACGAGGCTCCCAGCGATGGGGGCCTTTTTTGTGCCCCCTACCAATCCGGGCAAGTATAGGATGAGCCTCTACGGAACCGAGTTTCTCAATGACGCCAAAGAGATGGTGGCGGACTTCGGCGTGGCCGGGTCGGCCAACTCCGGGGCCATCACCTTCTCCTGCCTCATCTCTGACCCCGCCGTCCAGACCGTCCTCGAATCAGGGGGGTATATGGAGCGGACCCAGTACTCGGTCAGGCTCCCCGCTGTAACGGCCTCCTGGAGCCAGCCAGACGGGTCTATGGGGGCATCGGCGGCCCTACTGTCTGCAGGGGTGCCCATCGCCAGCCTTGCCCAGGGGAAGAAGATCGTGGCCGGCGGGAAGACCGTCCGCATCACGACCCAGACCTACAAGCCCGGGTCGGCATGGATCACGCTCGTCGTCATCGACGATAACCAGTAACCCCTGTGGTCAAAGTCGCCATCGAGCCCAAGTCCTACGCGGACTTCATGGCGGCCATCCAGAAGTACGCAGCAAGGTCTAGGCAGACCTTGAAAGATGCAGCAATTGAGCAGGCTTCTTTTGCCTGCGTGGATTTGGCAAGTTTTACCCCTCCATTGACAAAGGGAGGAGGCAACGGTCTATCCACAGCTGCCAAGAAGGCAGGAGAGCAGGCCGTCGACCGAGACGTTGGGAAGGTGGTCGTCCCGATGACGGGAGGCACCAAGGACACTCAGCGAGCTCGCGTTGTGAAGCGCCTCGGCTCGCTCGCCCTCAGCGATAACTCCGCCCTGTTCTGGAAGGTCGCCGCGAAGAACTCGCCCATCCTGAATGGCAACGGCTTCCTAGCCCGTATGCTGTCCGACCGCTACAATGGCTTCGGCACGCCCTGGGGCTTCAAGAAGCTGCGGAACTACTTCAACAAGATCGGCAACAAGGTCGCCAACGAGTCGCTTAATCAGGCTAGCCTTCAGTCCATTCCAGAAATCCACGGCGTATTCAAGCCCATCTATCAGCGCGAAGGTGGCCGACTTTGGAAGTCAGGACGCAACGTCAGCGGTGTTCCAAAGATGAGCCGATTCGTAGCCGAAGAGAAAGACCAGCTGAACCGCTACGTCATGCAGCGCCAGAAGACGGTCGGGGCTATCAAGTCCGGCTGGGCCATGGCCCTTCGCGGACTTCCGAAGCCTACAATTAATGGGGTTCCAAAAAACCTAGGCTCAAAGCTTCTAAATGCTTCTTGGATTACTAAGCATAAAAGCGTCCAGGGAAAAGCGACAGTCACTGGTGATGACAAATCCGTTGAAATCATTTTAATGAACGCCGACGGCAACGTGAACGGCATCGCCGACCAGGCTAACGTCCTAAATCTGGTATATGGCAACCGAGTTAAGCAGATGCCTAAGCGCGTCCTTAAATTGCTAGAACTAGACATTAACAACTTTAACAAACAATAACCATGGGCACGAAATCTATCAGGCATATCTGCGAATCTACTATCGCTTCCTATCTATCCACCCAGACCGGGCTGACCTCCGTCCAATTCCTGACGGGCGACAGTGCCGTGACCCAGACCTTGCCCAAGGCGGTCGTCCTATGCGACGCGGCCCGGGCTCCTGCCGACCTACCCGAAGGCGAAGGCAACTACTCCTGCTCGGTCCGTATCACCCTATTTTCCAACGCCGACGACACGACCCTCGCCGATCACCGCGCCCGCTGCGCCGCCCTGTCCGGCAATATGCGTGACCTGACCAGCATCAAGGCGGCCTTCGTCACCTCGACCGACGCGGCCTGTTACGACGTCACGATGCAGTCCGAAGACGAGGGCATCGACGAGCGCTCCTGGGCGACTTCCTTCTCGTTTGACGTGCTGGTGGTCCTGCCCGCCTAAGCCAATTCCAAAGCCCGCAATTACAAATGGCCGCCATCTCAAACGGAACCACCTGCATCTACGGAGTCGCGGGTACTGTCTCTAACCTCTTCGTCCAGAGCTACAGCCTCTCGTCCTCGTTCAACTCCGAGGCCATGGTCGTCGACGAGACGGGCATCACGAAGACGCACCGCCTCGATGACCGCAAGAGCGAGATCACCATCGAAGGCATCGCCAAGACCACGTCCATCCCGGTCCTCGGCGCCACCATCACCTTCACGGTCAACACCCTTTCGGCCTATCCGTCTGGCTCGGCTTCGGTTTCGTTTGCGGGAGTCGTGACCAAGGTCGATGACAAGGGCACCAACAAGGGCTTCACTTCTGTCACCGTTACGGCGGTCGACTTCGAAGGTATCACCTACACGTAATTGACACCCCCGAAAGGGGGACAGTCTAGAGGGTAGTGGATAAACGCTTCCTCAACGCCTACGTCGACCCGGCTCCTTTTAGGATTCTGGGTCGAACTCTTTACCCCTGGTGCCTCAAGTATCGGGTGCGTCTGGAGGCTTTCCAATCACCGCTGGTGGACAGCCATCGCGCAATCACCCCGGCCGACCTTATCCTCGCGGTGCAACTGTGCGCCGAAGAGCCAATAGGCAAGTTCGGCATCAGGGACACTTGGCGGGTCTTGCAGCTCGAGAGATACCCCGTGGAGTTCCAGCGCCAACTCAACTTGTTTTCGTCCTACATCCTTGTCGGGCATTGGCCTAAGTTCTGGGAGCAGACCAAGACCAAGGGCGGCAACGGCAAGAACATCCCGTGGCCTTTGGCTATCGTGGCCGGACTGATTGCCAACGGGATACCCGAGCAGCGTGCCTGGGAGATGCCCGAGTGTCAGGCCATCTGGCTTAACACGGCCTTCGGTGTCCGTAACGGTGCCGATGTCTCCATCATGTCCACGGAGGAGGAAGCCTTTATGGCCGATGAGGAAGCCCGGGAAGCCTACTTCTCCGCTTCCAATCCTGCAAAGGAAAGCCCCCCTACCACCGATGGCCCAATCACTTGAAGTCCAGATCAAGGCTACGTCCGATGTCCCGCAGGCGGTCGACCGCGCCAAGGAAGCCATCACCAGCCTGGAGAAGCGTGCTTCGTCCGTCAAGGTAGGTACCGCGGGCGGCGCCGTCGAGCAGACCACGACCAAGGCCACCGGCAAGGTCGAGTCTCAGTTCGACAAGATCGGTAAGTCTTTCGGCAATACCATCTCATCCGTATTCCTGTCCTTCCTAGGCCCCCTTGCCATCATCTCCGGCATCATCGCCTTCGTCAGCAACTCCATCGCCGAGGCCAAACAACTCGCCGCTGACGGCCTTAACCGCATCGCCGAAGGTAAGAGCGTACTTGCTACTGATGAAGAGACAAAGATGGCGAACTTTTTCAAGGCTAAGGACGCCCGAGAAAAGGAAGAGCGAGAGGTTGCGGCAGGAAAAGCCGAGATGACGCGTAGATTCTTAACAGAAACAGAAGAGGGAAGGCGAATCCAAGCCGAGGCACATGCCAGAGGTAGGACTGGTTTCGCTGGCGGTATGAGTGTCGCGGGGGAAGAGGACATCCAGAAAAAAGCCCTCGTTGCATTTCTTGCCAGCCCAGAAGGAAAGAAATACGCAGCCTTTTTTGAGGCCGAAAAGGCCACCAAGGAAAACTCCTTCAAGGCCCCCGAAGGTTTTTCCAATGTCGTCGGCGTAGGCGCAAACCCGGTGCTCCAAGCCCTCGACGATTCCCTTGCGGAAGCACGGAAGCAGACCGAACTGCTCGACAAGATCGCCAGCAAGGGCGAACAGAGCACCGCCCCCGACTTTACAAAGACAGAACTGAAGGCGCAATACAGCGCATCCATCATGTCCACTCTCTGATCTACTTACATGGCACGCATCGACTACGGCAACGCAATGGTGAACGCCATCCTGCAACCAGGATGGAAAGTCCAAGGGGACGGCTTCGGCCTGATGACCGGGACTTGCGTCTTCAAGTCCGACCAGAACGGCAACTTCAACGTGGCCGTCATCGGCTCATCTCACCCGGACTCCAGCTACACCTACATGAAGGCCCACAAGGTCGGGGTCTCCTACGACGCGCTGAACATCGCCACCATCACCGTGGATTATGTGGGCATCGACACGGCCTACACGGGAAGCAATTACACGCTTCCGCAGATGATCGCGAGCAACTCGCTCGGCTCCGAGAACATCACGACCCACATCAATTTCCTCGACCAAGCGGCTGGCTGGGAAGGCCCCATCGCCGGACGCGGAGACGCCGCCCCTGGAGACCCTCCTGACTATCCTGAAAGCGACCTAGGCCCGACGGTCAAAGGCCCGACAGGAAACCCGGTCAAGTCCCGCATCGGGGACAACGGCGCCTGCTTTGAGAAAGCCAGCGGTGGCCGCTTCATCGGCTTCGTCGACCCCGAGGTCCGCGAGCTCTACGGCAAGACCAACTACCTCACGCCGACGACGACCTTCTCTGGATTCTTCTACACGACCGACACGGCCGCACCGGCTGAGTTCGTCGACTTGCTCGGAGCGTCCTCGAACAACGGGACTTGGGGAGGGGTGTTCTCCGTCTCCATCATCCCGTCATATGTCGGTGCCGGTGGCGATGGGGAGTTCGGCCCCAAGCTCTTGCTGTCTAACGCAAACATCGAGCGCTACGCTGGGTCTGTCCTGAAGATTTCCTACGAAGTACGCTACAGCAACGAAGGCTGGAGCCGTAAGGTCTACTACGCCGCCACCTCATAAGCCATGGCTATCCGCAACGGAGACGGCTACGTCTTTTCGACGACTAACAATCAGTCGACACTCGGCATCCAGAGGGAGTTCGCCGACATGTATGACGGTGCCGGTCAGGACACTTGCTCGCCCTTCAAGGTCAAGAACGTCCAAGAGGTCACGGTAGGCGAGTCCACGATCGTCACCTACGAGATTTGCCCTGGCACATTTAACAACCTGATGCCACAGGTCTACAACGAGACGGAAGAGGTGTTTGAGTATCTAGACGACCTGACGACAGGCTATCAGCTAATCCTCGACTTTGCGTCAACCTCGTCCTGCATCGTCTACCTCCGCGTAGGCCCGGACGCCACGACCAATCAGTTCCCCCCTTCGGCGCCTATCAGCCCTTACGATCCGGACGACCCCTACCCGACCGTGTTCAATACGGGTGGAACCCTTCCCACCGACACCGACACTTACGGATACCTTGCTTTGGCTAAGGTGAACTCGCTCGGCAGTGGAGTCTACTCGGTGGACCAGTATGTGACAGGCTCCCTCTGGGCTGACCGCATCAAGTTGGCTGGCATCACGGCGCGCTACTACTACGCCCGCATCTGATGGGCGAGGTCATCGGACAGTCGACGACGGGGGCCTACTCGACGTGGGCTCATTTGCGCTGCCCGCTCATCGGCGCTTACGATCAGTGGCAAAAGTATGTCGGCCCGGGCACGCAGTATCACAACCTGGTCATAGACTCAGGCTTTCACCCTGACGACGGCCTGTTCGTCCGGGTCGCCGGGTGGCCTTATTATCAATTTTGGGTGGACGTAAACAGCAACCCCCACTTAGAGCACGCAGGGCCGATTGTTGGATATAACAATGGGTTCGGGTCTTCCCCTAGTTACATTAGCGTAGGGGCTTATGACGCTACTTGGAACGACACGACCAACCCAGTTTACACCACCGTGGACAACCTCCTAGACCTAAAGGACATCACGGACTCTTTGGTGGGCCTGACAGTGACTTACAGTGGAGGGACGGTGGCGACCACGTCAGACGCTTTTGAGAATGACCCGCCTTTCTCGGCTTGGTTCGGGCAGGACATCGGCCTGAACGCCATCACGTCGATTACAGACATCGACACCTTTACGGCATTCTGACCACCCCTTGCCAATCTCCGCAGGGTTAAGAAGACCCGATGAGCTGCTCTAACACCGTAACCATCTCGCAGGGCAACACCTTCGCGGCGACGTTCACCTGGACTCCGGGCGCCACCGGCCCCGCGAACCTGTTGACCACGACACTGACCTCGACCGTCGAAGACCGGGCCGGCAAGACCTACGAGCTCACGATCACCAAGGCGGTCGACGGCCTGTCCTTCTCCGTGGTCTACCCTGGCTCGACCGAAGACTGGGCCATCGGCCTAGGTCGCTGGGACATCAAGTTCGTCTTCCCCGGCGACACCATCTCCCGCACGGAAATCTTCCGCGTCAACGTCATCGACAGCGTCACCGTCTAAGCGCCGACCATGCCTGACGCGACGATCACCTCCACGGAGAGCACCTTCGGGACTATCTCGGGCACCTTCGCGGCTGACCAGTCTACGGTGGCCGGCACGGTCACGGGTATCATCACCGGCACCCTTAGCGGTTCCGTCGGAGTCCCTGGCCCTCAAGGCCCCGCGGGAGCCACCGGCCCGACCGGCCCCCAAGGCCCTCAGGGCGTGCCAGGAATCCCCGGCCAAGGCGTCCCCGTCGGCGGCACGGCTGGCCAGTTCCTGACCAAGATTGACGGCACGAACTACAACACCGATTGGACGACGGTCAACCTGTCTGCCTACGCGGTCAAGGCGAACAACCTGAGCGACCTGACCAACTTCGCCACGGCCCGCGATAACCTCAACCTAGGCACGCTCAATAACCCGACCTTCGCCGGCCTCACGTTGCAAGGCTCAGGCGCTAACGTCGGACAGTATACGCCGACCTCCCTGAGCCTTAGCCATACGACCTTCGGTTCCTTCGTGATCTCGCCGTCCTCGGGCATTACATTCCCGGACACTTCCGTACAGACGACCGCATTCCCCGCCGGATCCGATTTGCCGACAGGCGGCATGACAGGCCAAGTTCTGACCAAGTCGAGCAACGCGAACTACGACGCCGACTGGTCTACCCTATCGCTCGCCGGCTACGCAACCGAGGCTTGGGTCACCGCTGGATTTTATCCTCTGACGGGCAACCCTTCGGGCTTCCTTACCTCCGCCCCTGTGACGTCCGTCGCCGGCCGCACGGGAGCCATCACCCTGTCGAATTCGGACATCTCTGGCCTCGGCTCCCTGGCCGTAGTCAACGACGCCCCCTCGGACGGATCGCAGTATGCCCGCAAGAACGCGGCTTGGGATGTGGTCATCTCCGGCGACCGCTACCTGACGACCTCGACGACGAGCAACACTGTCAGCAACGGGAACAA